AATACAGCATCATCTAATAGCGTATCGAAGCTGACCATCAATCGATTAACAGCTTCTTGCATTTTTAGATCCTGGAGCCAGTAGTCTACCATTGAAATTCCAGCTAATACCGCTAAGATCTCTTCGGTAGATAAGCCCTCTTCTCGTAAGGCTTCAATATCTTCAATGAATAAATCTTGAGATTCTGATAGACTCGCCTCGAATTCCGCTATCGCTTTATCAATAGTATCTGATAATGGCATTAGCTCTGCAATCTATTTAATAACCTATTTTGCTCCGGTTTTTCCTCTGACTCATCGACTTCAGCTAACATCTTAGATGCTTCGTCTGGTAATAAGTCTGGGTTTTTCCATAAAAGGTATTGCTCCCTGGTAGCTAGTTTGTTCTGGAATAACCAGGTATACATTTCACGCTCTTCGCTTGGGGACATAATCTTCGGCTCTTCAAAGTCGCAGAAATATTCATCCGATAATGCTTGACCGGTCTGGACCTCAATAATGCGTTTGTCTACCTGGAAACGTCTATGCTCCCAAGGACGCCAAATGTCTTCAATGTTTGATGAAATCTCAGAGGTATGGTCGATGTCTTGGACCCGCAAGGCCTCTGCTGATTCAGCATTACCATGACTATCGATAAACTTAACTCTTAATTGATTATTATTAAGAGTAGTCTCGACTAAATATTTTGCACCTTTGATTAAGTCATCGATACTAGCGCTTGGTCCCGTAACACCAAAGTTTGCTCCCTCTGGTAAATAGATCAATTTATCTACACCCATTGAGATCCTGGACCGGTCATCCACTCCAGTTACGAACTTGACTCCGATTGCTCCCAGGCGAATACATAATGAAATTTCCATTGCAGCTACCGATAAAGCTAAGTCTGCTCTAACGACATCTGACGCGTCTCCTACCCAAAAATCTCTTAGCGGAGAATAGCGTGAGGCGAATGTTACTGGTAAAATACCGTATGGGTTTATATCTGATTCGTTAAATGAGAATTTCTCTCCATTCGCATCCATACCGAAGTGTCGGCCTGGCTTACCATCCCTGGCTTCGGTCCATACGACAAACTTTTGATCTCTTAGTTTTGCTAACCCTTGATTCTCAATCGCATATATGACGCCAAATGGTTTATTTTCGCCCTCTAAGAAGATAGGCTCCATATGGCTCAATATCTCGTATTCTACGCGATTGTTTCTGGAATTCCATAAGCTGCGAAAGCCTTGGGTCCCGAGTAGAAATGTAGTCTGCTCTAATTGTTTTCTTTTCGCGTTCAGATCTTGAATGTCTGCAAATTCATTATAACGTTCATCGACTGCCATACGCACAGGTCTGGCGTATGATTTTCCGCGAGCTTTGCAAACGCGTCTTGTTAAATTTTGTGTGAAAATTGGTACTTGCTGCAAACTTTCAGTACCAAAGAACTCGCGGACGTAATGATCTACGTTAATACCCTCATAAAAATCTAGAAGATAGTCGCGTTCACGGCTTCTCTTATTCTCAATAGTGTTTAAATAGTCGGATAACCCGTCTATTATTAGTTGTTCGGAAATATCTTTAATAATCATATTACTACCAGTCTATAACTCCAGCTTGTCTACTTTTAATGGGAAATCGGTTACAAAAGAAATACCTGGTTGCATCATTCGCATGGTCGTAGACTCCATCTTTTAGTGGTTCCTCTTTTAGCTTCTGATCTGCTTTTTTCTCTGGGTATCTATAGTTCTCGTAACTCATAATTGATTTTTTACATTTTTCATCTACAAAAAAGTGTGCTTTCCCAGATGCGTCCTCGAACCAACTGCGAATATGCGTTACACCATTTGCAATATTTCTAGAGATCTTATCTCTCCTGTTTTCTACGCGCATTCCTCTACGTTTAAAGACCTCAATATCACTTATGCCGCTACCCTGGACGTTTCCTCCGGCCGGATCTCCATAATGTCTAATAATTGGATACGGTTTAGCTTTTACCATATCGGCAAAGTTCTCAGTCTTGATATTCTCTTCCCATATCTCATCTATTTGATAGACCCTTGCTTTTTCTCCTGGTCTTTCTTCGACCTGGAAAAATTGACAACTACTGGTCCTAAAACCGAAGTCGATTCCAGTATAGGTAGGAAGATCTGGGTTATACTTGAGTTTTTGGATGTGTATGGTCCGATCAAATGGATAAACACGGCCCGAGAATGATGTGAACTGTGCGAAAAATTCTTGTTGCAGCGTTTCATAGGTTAATTCTTTTTTAAGCTCCTCAATATCATCTTTAAAAAATGGAGAGTCTGTACTGGGATGCTGCCAGCTTTCCCATTCGGGATATTCTTTTGAGTTGCCCCGCTGAAATAGATCGTGGATCCAATTAAAACCCTCTGGAGTCGTTGTGAATAAGGCCCAGCCCTCGCGATCGGATAATGTTGGTCTTAGATATTGTTCCCATACAATCTTTCTTATCTTAGCTGCCTCTTCAACTATTAAAACATCGATTCCATCTCCGACCAATGATTCTGGGCGATCTGCTGACTTGGCTGAGATCTCACTATTAAGGCCCGCTAGTTTCATATAGTGGACCTGGCCGTTAATCTCTTTCTTATTAGCCAAGGGCAGTCGAAGTTTTGTAATTACATCGAAAGCAATTTCTCGAATTATTTTATTAGCTAAGTCTAACGTAGGACCTACTACCCATATCCTGTTTCCAGGGCTGAGTAGATAAGGTAAGACTTCCTTAGCTGCTGAATAACTCTTGCCGGATCTCCGGCCTTGAACATTTACGCGAAACCGCGCTTTTGAATTATGGACCGCTAACTGGGCTTCGCTAGGCGAGTACCCGAGGGCTTTCCACAGATTCGTCTTGTTTAATACTCTTCTTTTCAATAGGGGAATCCTCGTAGCCGCATTCTTTTAATAGATTTTCTAGATTTCCGACTAATTCTAGCTCGTTGCGATCTGATTGGCCTAGATACTGCTTACCTAAAAAGATAAGTAGACTGGTATTGCCATTCTCAGCTTGCTTCCATTGTAATTGCCTAAGTTTGATCTTCATATTTTCTCTCCCACGCTCAAGCTCATTTCTAAAACGATTTCTAATTGTAGATTCGTCGCAATTATGCAAGCGTGCGATCTCAATGGTAGAGCATCCGAAGCTGGCTAAAAGCTCAACTTGGTCTGGATCTATATCTAGTTTTGGTCTGGCCATAAAAATTCCCTTTGTTCAATAATAGCTAATTAGATTACATCGAACAGCGCCCAGCACTTGCGAACTGATCGGCGCCAGTAAGTTTTGGCCGATGATTCAGATATCTCCAGGGCATCAGCGATCATTGGGAACGTATGTTGTTTGAGTCGCAGCTTAAATACCTGAAGTTCGCGTTCGGATAAGTTGTCGTAGGCTTCGTGGGCTGAAAGTTGCCAATGGCGCATACTAGGTTCAATGAGGCCGCTGCGGAATACGGCTAGCTTTCTAAAGAATTCGTCTCCGATCTCGATTGACTCTAAGAGTCGTTCGTAGTCTGCCTCGGTGATTATTGGCCAATCCATAGATGTTACATTAATTGTTGCATAAAAATATCAGAAAAAATTTTAGACGCGAGGTTCGTCGCAACCATTTTTGGCTCCTTGTGGACCCGGTTTTGATTGGATATTTGAGCGCATTTTTGGCCAGATTTTTGGGATTGAGTTCGTGCGGTTCGCATAAGACCCTCGAAGTTATGGCCAATCGGTAGAAAATCGGTAACAAATACGAAAAAAAATGAAACTGGACTTTTCCCGGTCCGGTCTCTTTATGCGCACGCGCTCAAAAAAACTTTGACAAATAACCCATATATATAGTATTTGTAATAATTGTTGTAACATATGCAACGTATACATATATTATAGCAACTAAAATAAAGAGGTTAATTTTGTATATAATAGAAATTGAAAAAACTGGCGAGGTTCTAGGCGTGGAATTATTCGTAATAAATCAAGTGTTTATTACTAAAGATAATGAGCGCTCAGAAGTGCGCCGCCTAAATTCAACAGTAACCAAAAAAGCAGCCGAAAAATTGGCCCGCGAAATTAAGCGCGGTATTGAAGACGGCGGAGGCCAGGGCGTGCATATCGCATATAAAACTACACTAACCCCCGCTAGGTCCTGGGCTATTATTGAGACCCTGGGCGGCAATTACAAACTTAAAACACTAGCCGCAGCCGATAAGGCCGGCGACTCTATCGAGCAAGAATTGTACGGGACCAAAGAAGAGG